CAGCGCCCCTGAGAGAATGTCCTGGCGAATAGACTCAGCCAGTTGTTGGTAGATCGGTGTTTTTTGATCAAAGTTCATTTTCTTTCACCTCTTTTGGTGTTCTACATTACTATAACACCAATACAATAGGATGTGCAAGAACTTTTTTAACCGCTATTATCGACGCGCATTATCGACGCGCATTTTAAATGAAACTTTTTTGCATTTTAAATGAAACGTCCACAATCGACGCAAATCTGGCCAGACTAATCATCACTCCAAAGCGACTCATTTAAACCCTGTTTAAACGGCTTATAATTGGCAATTAAAACCTCTTTATATTCCATATCACCATGCTTCCTATCGATCCCTTTTTGACGGACCAGCGATTTCATCCAATATCCCTGGAACAGATCTCGAGCCTCTTGGCAGTCATCATAGGTGAGTAACCACTTGCCTTCCATCTCTGAGAGAACATCGTACAGCATCATGTGATCAAATTGCAGATCATAGTCATGGCCATGAAAGTATGGCGGGTCACAAAAGAAGAAGTTTCCCGGATCATCATACTTGGCCACCAGCTCCTCAAATGATAGATGCTCGATCATTGTCTTGTCCAGCCGTTTGCTGACCAGGTCGATCTTCTTAAGTAGGTGCTGCTGTGACTTAACCGGGGATACTTTGGACGTCCCGAAATGTCCACCTATTGCTCCAAAGGATCTGTGAAGTAGAAACATGAACCTGGCTGCTCTCTGAATCTCTGTGAAGCCTGGGTCAAGTGCATGACTGAGAGCGACACTCCAACACTCGTAATTCTTTGCCATTCATCCGTGCTGGATGCTTTGCCTTGGCTATATATCCCAGATCAATATTTGAATAGTAATTTGGTGTACTATAGGCTGTCTCTGCATAGACGATGTATTCGAACGAAGCGATATCAGTCACCAGTCCGTTATCATCTAGAGAAGGTGCACGCGCAAACTCCACCTCCATTCCTACCCCAATCAGGGCAACCTCATTAAATCCCAGGTCTGGAAGCACCATATCGGTGACAGGTCCAGGATCGGCTATGGCCATGGTAGCGAATAGCCCAATGACCAGGATCAAAATCAGATTCATTCTTTTCATTGTGAGTCCTCCTTATCGTTATTGGTTTTCAATTCCCTACACCTTGCTTATGGTGGTGGGGTCACCGGCAAAGAACCGGGATCTTTATGCTTAAATTTGAGCTTCACCAGGGACTTAAAATTTCGCTTCATGACGTGCTTGAAACTGACCGACTTCATATCCAGGACAACAGGGATATCGACACCATCGATGCGAATCACCTTATTTGTTGCTGGGAGCCAGGTCTTGGCCATACTGATAGACGCAGTAGGCTCTAAATAGAATTCCAGGTTGATGATGATTCTGTAGTCAGACCAATTCTCAACCAGCTCGAAATCCTCAGTCTCTTCAACCTTACCACCTATGGGCTCCCAATCAAACTCAACACTATTCACATCGAGTGTTAAAGCCGTTGTTACTCCGAGCTTTAAAACGACACTGTTTGAGGTATTCAGCATCAGTCTAATCCCATCCGATCAACATCAACATTCATCCTATCATGGCTATAACTAACCCCTTTAACTGTTCCTTCGGTCACTCCATTCAGAATGAGGGTCTCACCAGGCAGCACTCGTTCACTGGGATTAATTATTTCAAGCGTATTTAATGTTCGATTCTCAGGATAATGATCGGAGTAGTAGGTATCTAAAACACCTAAGATATAAGCTGACAAACCATAGTCTACACTTAAATCCAGAACTAGATCCACCTCGCTATATGTAGTCTTTCTGGAAACAACTGATCCAGTGATTGCACGTGGTGATACGCCATGCCTGTGGTTCAGATAGATTGTTTTATCCAGGACAAAGAAATAGGCATCAGCAATTTGACACAAATCCTTGATTAACACATTTGTACTGGAATTCAATGTAACCCACATTTGGCCCATGATTGGTATTTGAGGTCCGTAAGACCGAACTGTTTCCCCATCCAAGAAATAGATGTGGTGATCTATGAAATAGGGTCCATCATCATAATCGTATCCATAACCCACATTTCCTGATAAGGGAGTTATGACATTGGCTGGAGGAATTAATTGAGTATATCCAGTAATTGAACTGACACCACTGCCAAAGGAACCCCTTGACATTTTAGAGAACATGAAAATCATGGCTGGGTCATACCAGTATTTTACATACGGATCAGATCCAGATTTAACAAAGAATGGATCATCAACTAAAACAGCATCTGCGCTATTTGGATTGGGTATACTTGTATCATCCAAGTCTTCTTCGTCATAAGTGTATATGTGGGTCAGAGTCATGTTGGTGTCCCAACTCCAGCCAGTACCCAGAGCAGCCACAATATCATCCATTACATCCTCAAAAGTATCACCAGCGTATGTCTGGTTCATGCTGGTAGTCTTGAGCTTTGCCTGGTCAGGGAGGAAGGTCACCTGCAGTATATTGGTCTTGGAGTCTGATTTCCTTGAATTCCAGTCGATATCCCCAGTCCAGATTAAATTGGCCGTGGCCACACTATCCTGGTAGATTTTCAACCGTGATGCTGAGTTAATCGCAACCGTATCCAGAATTGAAAGTGAAACAGAGCGAGCAGTGTACTGGAAAATGGCATAACTATCACGGCTGGCCAGTTGGATGCGAGGCTTGTTGTAAACAGGGACAGTGGACCCATCGATCTGGAATACAAACATCATACTCTGGTCGCCTCGATCTCTAGTTTTCCACTCTCCCAGGAAAGGTATATATCACCATTATCAAGTCTGGTTTCACCAGAGATCTTGATGGTGGAATCCGAAAGAGCCCTGCGCATGGCGTCTTCCAGATCATCCGGAGAAAGACCAAGTGAGGGAGCACCTGCACCACCACCCACAAGACCACCTGCAGCCATCTTGGGTGGGTTGTAATGGTTGATATACTCTAGGAGTCCTCTGTGACGTGCTGTGGATTCAGCATTGATGATATACTCTTTTGAATTGGCAATGATCATGAGATCCTCACCATCTCCAAAATCACCTGTGGACATGGTTCTGGAACCATCACCCAGGAACCCACCAGCTTTTCGTTTCTCAAATTTTTGTGAGGCGATCTCTGAGACATTTGCCAGGCCAAGAGCAACAGCAGCAGCAGCAGCGGCAGCTCCCAGAGATGGACCAACAACAGGGATACCAACCATGGATTTAAAGGCAGCCGTAGCAGCCTCATAAGTATTCACTCCAGCCTGAGCAAGACTGGCAGCTTTACCCACATTGAACATGGCTTCAGATTTACCCTGGAAAGCACTTTGCATCTGGGCGTAAAGTGAGAGCGTACCCATATAGGCACTCTTCTCAAGCTTGCCCTTACTGGCTTGATATTTCTTCTCAACCTTGAGCTTATCAGCAGTCAGCTTGAGGTGATTCTTTACCTCATCAGCATTGTTTATATCATAGGTGGCTGCCAACTCATCCATGAGAGTGAATTTGTTCTGATAGTAATCCTCCTCCAGGATCTGAGCATTCTGAAAGTATAGATCATTTAGCTCAAGACGATCCTCCAGAGAGATGCGTTCCAACTCAACCGGGTTTGATTCATCTGAGGAAGTGCCTTCTGGTTCAGGTGTAGATCCAGTTGATGCGGGTGTAGATCCAGCAGCTACCGGTGGTGGTGTCTTGCTGCGCTCCACGTTCAATTCACGGGTTTTCCTGGTGGTTCTTTCAATGGCATCAGCCTTGCGTCCGATTGCTTTTGTTTCACCATCATGAGCGACTGAAGCAGCCTCTGATGTTCCAGGTACTTTTGCTGTTTCTTCATCCAGTAGACCAACCAATTTGAGGAGCCTGGTGAATCCTGAAATGGCCTTTGACAGCCAATCAACAATCACACCGATAGCACTGCCAATGATATCCCAGGGAACCGCCTTAGCAACAGCAACACCGAGATCCCACAGGGCGGTGATTAGTGGCTCAATAAAGTTCCACATATCACCTAAGAAAATGATGGTGGTATCAATACCATTGAGGATGGGTTCCCAGTCAATACCATCCATCAGCTCACTGCCAAACTCCATGAGAGAGAGCTTCACAGGCATCAATCTTTCACCTAGTCCGATCAGAGCTTTATCAAATTTGTTTTTGAGCATCTGTTCAGCATTTTCTGAGGATGCTGCATTGTCATCAAAGGCTTCAGACATGGCACCAGTTGACTCATTCATCTGATTGGTTTTATCTATAAATGTATCGTATTGAGATCCAGTCAAAGCCAACATTGCGGTGACGGCCTCAGAGCTTCCAAACAGCTCGTTCATCTTGGCAGATGATCCACCTGTGGCATCTTTAACAATGCCTAAGACTCCAGCTAATCCTTTGCTCTTTGTCATCTGTTCAACAGTTGCAAACCCATGCTTTTGTGCCAGATCTGTTAGTTCTTTTGTGGGAGCAGAAAGTCCGGTAAACACACCCTTCAATTGAGTGGAAACCTCAGAAGCATTCCCCGTCACACCGGTGAGGGTTGCAAAGGTTCCAAAAAGCTCCTGAGTTTGGATATTTAAAGAAGCAGCCTGTGGGGTCACAGAGTTCATATTTGTGGAAAGTTCAGGAAAAGTTGTTTGACCCAGTTTCACCGTCATGAATGCTTGATCGAGAATACTATCTGTCTCAGACCAGTCCTTCCCATAAGCCTTTATGATTGAGCTGGAAAGAGCAATTGAATCACCTGTATCAGCGAGACCCGCAACGGCTGCTTTTGCATTTGATTCCAGGTAGGTCATCTGGTCGGCAGAATCCACACCAGCTGACACCACATCATAGAGTGATTCAGAGAGTTCGTTGGCGCTTTTAGGGATGCGACCTGTGAGATCTAAAACAGCATCTCCTAGCTCCTCGATGTTCTCAACACCTAGAGATTTAACATTGATTAGCCGTGATTCGTATTCAGAGAATTTATCCAGGGGTGCGGATAGCATATCCATACCCTTTTGAGCAACTTGTGAGATCTGGTTGATCCCAAATGAAGCTGCTGACATCTTGCCAATAAGTGAACCAAATCCGACCTCAGCCTTTCCGGTGAACCCGGAGACCTTTTTCTCAGCATTATCGACCCCTTCGAGGGACTCGATCATGTTCAGTTTAATATTTATTGTGAAGTCGCTCATGAGTCTAGATGTTTTCTGATTTTATCTTGCGCAGTCTCCCTGGTTCGAAGCAGGAGGAAGATCAAAGCATCAGCTAAATTTCCATCCTCGCACTCTCTATATGAACCAAAGCCTAGCACGACCAGATTGTGTATCAGGCGGTGCCAGGCTAAGTCTTCTTGTGGCTCTGATTCTTTCGGGTTTTCTAAGAACGTTTGCTCGGCTTCCCGGACCTCCCGGAAGGCACGAACAATGAGACGAAAAAATCCTCAATGCCACCCCCTACGGCCTGGAGATCAAGGTTCTCAAATTCCTCATCTGTGAACTGCTTTGAGAAGGTGACAGCCAGGACTTCTTTCAAAGCCTCTTCATTCATGAACAGATCAAGTCTGGCCTGGAATTCAGATTCCTTCCCTTTACCATCAGTAAGGAGCTTATGTTTCTTGAAGACCTTGAGGGCCTTGGGCGTGGGTTTGCGAAGTTTGAGTATGATAGGCATTAGATAGGCACCACAGCAGTGAGTTCGCTATCAGCAGTGGCCAGCAGGTGGATCGGTACATAGACCTTTTCCTTATGCTTGAATGCCTGGCTCACCTTACCTGAATAATTCATGTTGGTGACTTTCCAGGTCTCAGTACTACCATCTGATTTGTTGACAGTGAACGTGGCATCAAAAAGATCCAGCACTTTAATGCGGGTTGACTGGACTTTCATGGAGGCATCTTCACTGTTGAGCTGATCACCCAACTCACCAAGGCTATCAGTCAAAGCGACTGCCTTCAGCTCAATTTTGGCCCCCAGATCGACCCGTTTTACTGGAAGTGAGGACTTTGACCCCATCTCCTCTATGATGATAGGATCAACATCTACGGTGACACCTTCATTGGTGAGATAAACGGGGGTAGCTACGGATTCTCCCGCTTCATCAATTATTAAATCTTGTGCATGTAAACGCATTTTATAACTCCTTTCCTAGCGCTAAGCTAGGGTATAATACCGGTTAATTTTCCTGATGGTCGCGGCAAAGGGAATCTCAGGACCGTATCTCTCCAGCTGGCCAATCAATACATCCGAACCGGTGAATATTATTTTGGTCTGATTCTCTATACTGAATTGCAATGTTAAATACTTTCCCGATTCATTCTTACTGTATTGGCTATTTTTCACCCTGAAGCCGGTGACTAAAATCAACCGGTTCAGAATGTTGTCTATCCGTTCCTTGTCGCCATCCAGAGGCTGTTCCTCGGTTGCGAAATCTCCGAAATTTTTCACAAAACACCTAGCACCTCATCGGCTATTGTTTTACAGTCAGCAATAAAATCACGATATGCCACGTATTCAGGATCTGCATATGGCAGGGCCAACAATCCAAACTCATCATTCACATCATATTTTGCTCTGATTAATGCGTCAATGATCTGCTTTCTGGTGGAGTTCGGGTTGACCTCAATATATTGATATTGATACTCATCCCGCTGATCATCACCCTCGCCAACCGTAACGGACTGTACATTATAACGGATCTGAACCATTCCGTTTCTGGCTGCCACTAAATCAGGTTTTTGAATGCTCGCACCCTTATCCATATTGCACCTCGTATTTTTTAACCAAATTATGTGAATCAGCCCATTTGAACCAACCCCAATAAGCCGGGATTGATTTAGTGCTGTTTTGTCTATGTTTCTTTTTGAACCGTTTGACGATTGATTTTCTCACTAATGTGTAATCATGGAAGAATCTGTATCCCAGAAAATCAATGCCCCGGACATCCACGGGGAAAACCTGCCAATCATGTTTTAATTGTAGATTCAGATTCTCTTTTAGATAGCCACCAATCATTTTCCGCTGTTCGTGCAACTCAGCTTTATTACTACCCAGTAGTACCATGTCATCACAGTAACGGAAATAATATTTTGCTTGTAACGTCTCTTTTATCCAGTGGTCCAGCCCTGACAGGTAGATGTTTGACATGAATTGAGATAGATAGTTACCAATAGGCAGACCATCCGATGAATCAATAATCTCATCAATCAGCCACAAAAGATTTTCATCTTTTATTTTGTTTCTGATGATCTGCTTCATGATCACATTATCAACTGATGGATAAAATTTGCGGACATCCATTTTTAAACAAAATTGAGTGTTCTCTCTATCCAATAATGATTGTTTGATCCTGCGGACACCCTTATGAATGCCACGCCCTTTGATTGATGCCCAGGTGTCACGGATTAGTTGCGCTGTCCAGATTGGTTCGACCACGTTCATAATGGCATGGTGGATGATCCTGTCAGGGAAATATGGCAGTTTTAATATTTTACGAACCTTGCCATATTCGTTTTTGATCATGCTCGTATAAGACGAGTTTTTGAACGTCTTATTGACCAGCATTTCCCTTAGTTGGTGCAAATACATTTCCGGGTCGGCGTTGATCATCTTCACTTCCCTATAATGCTGTTTGCCCCGGCTGGCCCGTTTGTGGGCTGCATGGAGATTCTCCAATGAGCAAACAGCCTCGTATAAATATCCAATGCGTTTCATGTGCTTGGATTTCCCAGAGCTTTCGGATCCATTGGATCTACTAACACCTTGCGGGATTCGCTTTGTGTTTTGCCAAGAGGCAGGGTTTTTACGGTTACGACTTCAAGCATAGCTGCGCCCCAATGTTCACATTGTCATTCGAAGAAGCGTTATTCGCATTCACGTAGAAAACGCCTGCCGTCGAACTGTTATTCGCATTACTGCCCAATAGGAGCACCTGCTCCCGCAAAAACCTGTAAAATTTTAGAAGCACAGCCGCGCCCCAACGCTCACAGTGCCATACGAAGAAGCGTAAGGCGCATTCACGTAGAAAACGCCCGCCGTCGAACCGGCACTCGCACAACCGCCCAAGAGGAGCACCCGGTAATCCTCTGTCCAGCCGCTTCCCAGATTGTCATAGTAGGTATAAAAGTAATCGGAGACCTTTGTTGAACTTGTGGCCCCAACTGTCAACGGTAAAAAGCCACGCATGACCTGTGCCAGGGTTGATTGATAGCCATCCAATAATACTAAATCACCAACCTGTTCATAATTGGCCTGGGTGTCATCTGCAAAATTGGCTTCATCATTACAGGCAAACAGGCGGCTATATGCACCGGCTTCATTATTGTAGATGTTTACACCATCAATAAAAATCCAGATATTCCCAAAGAAGTTTTCAATTCCTCTGTATGTCATATAATCCGTATCACCCAATGCACCGGTATGAATTGAATTTGTCCTATTGCCATCACCATTGGATAAACCTGCAATCCCGATGTATGAACCGGCTGTCCAACCGCCCCCTGATAGCGTTGTTCTACCGTTACCAATCATTGATTGACTATTGAAATCAGCATATTCAACCAGGTAGAGTAATTGTACTGCACTCATTAAATCATAATCCATCATTCGCCAACCGGCTCCCCGTTGTGATGCCGCTCCTCGGTTCTCGGCTCTGGTTTCATTTGTTTTGGGATACTGCCCGGAGATAGAACACAGTTTGTCACCGGCGGCATATAGACTGGTTACAATGGACCCACTAGGGACCATGGCCCCTGCGCTCGCATCGTAGAGGCTGCCATCGTATGCACCCACATAGCGGGAATCAACCTCCTGCCCATCTTTTAAAAAGGCGGGATGAATGGTGAATCCGTCTACCGGCTCAGATGCAATTTCCCATGTGTGGGTTGTTCCTGAATAGCTGTATTTAAACCAAAATTTAGGAACCTGGACCATAACCTGGCCATGTGATTCATCATCAATTGTGGCGGGTTGGCCATTGTCCTTTTTAGTACTGTCATCTGGATCAAGAAAATAAAGCACGTTTCCTGAATCATCCAGGACACACCGTTTCATCCCGGCGTGTATCGGCATGAATAGTGATGGTGATTCGCCAGTGGCCTCACCTGTCAATGCACCGGTACGGGCGTAACTGTCCGCTGATTCATCCCAGGAAACACCGTAATATGGTGCAGCTGAGATGCCGCCGGTTACGATGAGGTTGCCAGGAAATATTACATTGCCAAACTCATCACTCATAACTGAGCGTTCGAAGATAAGTTTTGCGGCTGACGCCCAAGTAAAAGCCTCTGTGTAGACATATTCAGCTTTACCGTAGATTGTGACTACTGAAGCAGCTCCAGTTAATTCGATCAACTCTGAAGCACCATAAAAATTGTAAGTGGGACGGCCACCGATTGAGCAAACAACATCTTCGCCACCATCAGTAAAAGCGGTGTACTCTTCTTCAGCTGCAATAGATTCAGCAGACTGGATCATCTCAGCACCTGGTAAGAATTCGATATTTACACCGTTCTTGAGTTGAAGATCTTCCTCCTCATACTGACCAGGTAATACCTGGACCAGATCACCAACTTTTGCAGCTGCTAAACCTTCTGCAATGGTGCCGAAATTGATTCCAACCTTCTGGACCTTGCGTCTCATGCTACTTCCTTTTCAGGATCTTTCTTGAGGATCTCTATCATATCCAGAACATTTTTCTGGATAAAAATTATACCAGGTCGTCTCCAGCTAGTCTGGATATGAAAGTGAACGTTATCACCCTTACCATGAACCAGGAGTGTTTTATATTTTCCTTCATAGTGGATGGATTGCAAAAAAGCCTGTGCTTCCTCACGCTCCTGGGGACTCCAGTCCTTACACCGGATATCACATCCATGTCCAGATCCATGAACTCCCTTGTCATCTTTCCGAAAGGTGGAGGTGATCACGATCTGACGACCAAAGCGCATGGCCATGAAACCAGCTAAGGCCATGACGATGACCTGAAGCCGATATTCGACCTTTGAGAATCCCGTCTGGATCTCTTTGGTTTTGAAATATTTCTTATCCACGAGACTTCTTCTTTCTGGAATTATTCCCTGAGATAGCAGTCAGGATGCCCTTGATGAACGCAACGATGACATCATCATACTTGTTGGGTGTCCACTTCACGATCTTATCCAGGACAAAGATGATGGATGTAAAAATGGGTAGGTATAGAAGGAGCTTCTGATACCAATCGGCCCCTTCAAACATGGACCAAAAACTGAATTCACTTGGTACATCCACAGGCTCAATAATGAAATCTGTGACGATCTCACGAGCCACGGGTTCAGGGTTGGCAAAAACACCAACAGCCAGGACAGTTAAAATTCCAAGGACTAGCAAAAGATTGAGAGTTGTACGTTTCATGGTTTCTTCATCTCCTTCAATCGAATGATTAGCACTACAACCGCGATAGAAATACCGACCCACTGAGCAATCAACTGTGAAACAACGGTCAGCTGTTCAACCCAGGGCATCACAGTAGCCGTGACTCCACCAGCAACGGCAGTGGTGGTCGTCTTGTCAAAAAAGGCTGCTATTAGCTTCATTCGTTTCATGGTTCCTTAAAGTTTTTCGTGGTGGCAGGAAGGAGTAAGCAACCCACCACCACGCTCGCCGTCACGTTGGGTATTTATTTTTCAAGACTCAGAGCGTAGGCATGAAACGCCGCTCTGATTTCAGGTTTGTCCAGTTCTTGTCGGTCCAGATCATCAATGATGTTTATAACAAGCTCATCTTTGTTCATACGATCCAGGTAATCACAACCCATGACCTCTTTGGCAGTATCCAGGAGGATCTGTTTTGTGTACTCCTCAATCTTTTTGGGCTCTGGACCAGTCTTCTCATTTTCTGAGGTTTGGTCTTCAAGCTCTGGACAGGAATAGCTTGGATACTTCTTGAGAATCACTTCAGCTTTGGCCTTTGAGATCTCAGCAGAGCCATTCTTGAACTTGACACCACACCGAACACCGGTGAAGCTTGAGTTTGGTGTGATAACCTTGAATTTCTTAGCCATGACTAACCTCTATTCCAGTGTGAATAGAGACTGGATTAAACCAGTCTCCATCCTTCAGATTTATACAAAGCCATGTCGTTCTGGAGGGCCAAGGCCATATCCAGATTGACATTGTTTTTAAGGAAGTTTCCATCCTGGCCAGCATAGCGACCAACCAATCCCTTGGAAGTCAGGGCGGTCATGTCGATGCCCTCACCCCAGCGAGTGGTATAGATGGGACTTGTTATATCCGAGGTGCCCACAGTATCACCAAATGGAAGCAGGGGAGTTCCATCAGCGGCATATCCTGCACCACGGATGATTACGCTGCCAATCTTTTCGATCTCCGCACCCAGCTCATCCTTTGATTGGCTATAATACCCCAGGTGTTTTGCAACTGTCAGAATACGAATCTTCAGATACTCATTCATGTACGCATGACTGGCTCCACCAGGGATCATGGCAAAGAGCTTCTGGAGTTCCTCGATGGCTACCATTTGGGCAGCCATAACCGCGTCTGAATTTCCCACAGGAACAATAATTCCATTGGTTGACACCTGCTTGGTGTAGTCATCATGGACTAGATTCTCGAACCCGTCGAAATCTTCAGCATCGCCAGCCACATCACCTGTGAAACACAAGGTCTGGAACCGATACCCGGCCTGAATTGCTTCAAGACGTGTTTGCTGGGCAAGTTCTGTTTCAAGATCCTCGCCACGATCTTCCAACACCACATCGACCATCGCCTCAAATGAAACCACCTTCTTTGCAACTGGATCATAACTGTTGGTAGGAGCTGCAGGAACGTTGTCCTCATTTATAGAGCGGGTGATCTTGGCTTTGGCAGCAGCTTTCCGAGCTTTTTTAATGCTATCAGCTGCACCAGCCTTGGAATAAAACTCCATGTCTGCCAAAATCGGAGCAGTCATAGAAAGACCCTCTAAAGCAAGAATGCTTACAGGATCACTGGGAGAAATTTGTGTTAGTTTCATGACTAGTTTGCCTTTCCTATTGGGGCACGGCCAGCATCCTTGAAAAAGTCTGCAGCAGCCTGAGTGCTATTTACTTTCTTACCACCCAACTCATCGTCACCAGGAGTGGCCAGCTTACTTGGCATGGCTGAATTGGCTTTCAATCCCTCCAGCTTGGTTTTGGTGGCGTCATAATCCAGCTTGGCTGAGTTGATATAAATATCTTTATCAGCTGGCAGGATCTTGCCTTCGGTGATGGCACTGTTTACCAGGACTTCAGCCTTGGAATCAGCTGCATCTTTGTTCTGTTTATCAAAACGGTTTTCCAGAGCATCCATGCGAGCATTGGCTGTGGGTTCCCCATCTTCTGGATCTTCACCTTCTGGATCTTCAACAGGCACCTTGGCTTCAAGGGCATCTAAAGCAGCATCGATCTCAGCTTCAGTGGCATTTTCATCCAAGCCCAATTTTTCTAATTGTTTCTTAGTCATTTTATCACTCTCCATAGTTGATGAATTACCCACTGGATCTATCAGACCCTCGAAGAAGGGGGTGTTTGTCAAAGCAACACTAATGAACCTGGCTCCGATTGTCTTGCCTTCCTGGTCCTCAGCCATAAAATCAAACACCGGTGAGAAATACCGGTATTCACGATTCTCTATAGCTTCCTTACCTGATTTGGTCCATTCAGGATAACTGACATACAAGCCGTCATCACGAGCTTCCAGGTTGGCAGACCAACCAGCTGCTTTGGTTTCACCCCAGAGGGATGAATGATCAAAATCAAAAAGAAGATCAATGCCCATGATACCATGGTTCTTGACCATCTCATCAGCTCGCTCTTTACTCATAACATAGCCGCCCTGGGGATGACCTTGGAAGTCACCAAAGGGAGCGATCTTGATAAAGCCCTCAGTGGGTTCTTCAACCGGTGTGGCATTGAACCGCAGAGATGGCTTCAGTGTCCCCCGTGTAATCCGAGAGTCGTTGTTGCGGATGTATGTAGTTTTTCTTTTCACGCTGTGATTTTAGGCAAAGGGCTTAGCCTATCACAACTATCCGAGGTCGAATGTACATTCGAACCTTTACTTTGATGGGGAAATTTCACCTAAGTCTAACTTGCGTCATGATAAAGGTCAATGAAAAGATACACGATGCAGTAGTTCGGTTCTCACCCAGCTTCTATAATAGAGCCTATAAATCCTATAGGCGGGGAGATTCACGAGATCTAATTGAGATGATGAATATCGCTGAAACAGACTCTCAAGTTTTTGGATGCCTGAATGGGAGACGAGCCGGGTTCCAGCGACAATTCACAATTTCACATGGTACCAGGGCAGATGATGCAGCCAGAATTTCCCAAATCATCAAGAAGTTGAAACCCAGAAAACTATTCAAGTCCATCCAGGTGGGTGTCTTGAAAGGCTTTTCTGTCATCGACTTTGAATGGGAAATAGTGGACGGTTGGCAAGTCCCAGTTTCATTCAAGCCGCTTCCTCATAAGTATTTCAAATTTGTCAAAGATGAGCTACGCCTGGACTTTGGTAAAACCACCAAAGAGATCCAGGATACCGCTCTGGTATGCTTGAATGATGAGATCCCTGTCCTGCTTCCAGTTCTGCGTGAATACATCCTCAAGACCTTTGGCCTGGAAGCATGGGCCTCTTTCCTAGAGCGATTCGGAGAAGGAATTATTCTGGGTTCATATCCCCCTGGAGCACAACAACCCATCATAGATGAGCTGAATACAGCCGTCAATGCAGTTGCCTCCAGTTCTCGTGGTATTAAGCCCAACAATACCGATATTGAGATAGTAGAATCAGCCCGCACAACCGGTGACTTTGACAAATTCAATGACGTTTGTGATACCGCCTTTGCTATTACAATTCTTGGTCATGCCAATGCGGTAAAGAATTCAGCGGGACTCCAGGTAGGAGAAAACAACTCAACCTATTACGCCAAGCGTGACATTATCCTGGATGACATCTACTACATCGAGCCATATATGCAGCAGCTGGTGGAGATGATCTGGTCTCGTAATGTTGGAGTTGGTGAAGCCCCTGAGTTTGTCATTGACAAAAAAGATGCTGTTTCAATATCCGACCAGCTGGAGATCATCCAGTCCTTTGCAGATCTGGGAGGTGAAGTTGACCCCTCCGAATTTGCCAAACTGGGATTGAGGGTTTCAGACAGTCAAGAGGTCTTAAAAAAAGACCGGTCTCTGAGTGGCTATTAATGGCACGAAAAAACTATTCTGAAAGCATGCGGCTGAAATGTCAGCTGCTCTATATCGAGGAAAGCAAGACCCCCCGAAGTATTGCCCTGCTCATGAACGGCAAACCCAGCTGGCAGACGATTACCAGGTGGGCAAAAGTCGGTGAGTGGGAGAAGGCTCGCAAAGAGTGGCAACACCGCAAAATTCTAGAGCTTTCTCCTCGATCCATTGAGGCCAAGATCATGGAGAAAATCTCAGAACTCCTTGATAATGGAATCAAGGACAACTCAACCGCCGATGCTCTGGCAAAATACCTGAATTCACTCACGAAAATCTCATCTCAGAAGAGTCAGATCCCCGCCATGTTTTCCATGCTGGAAGAATTCCTGAAATTCATCCAGAAAACAAAACCAGATTTACTCACTCCAGGACTGATTCAAATTTCCAAGGACTTCAAGGATGCTCAACTCAACCTCCATGGTCTGAACTCCGTTTAAAAGCGTTTAAACCCCGTTTAAAAACTCACGAGGTGGCAAGTGTCGATAAATCCCCCCAATAAACAACTGACCGCCCAGAATCGCCGATTTGAGGAGTTTCTTGATGACCTGCTGGTTGGGTCAAATGTTGAATCAGATCTGACACCTGAGAAAAAGGCAGAGAGACGCGCCAAAGCGGATGCTGATGAGTTCAAATTCTGCCAAATCTATTTCCCCCAGATATTTTTTAGCCCATTCAATGATCTCCATAAATGGGTTAAGCATAAAAATCAGGGTGAGTGGTATTTATCCGGCCACCGCAAATGTGGGAAATCTGCCTATGTTTATGTGGCCAAAGCCATTCGCCATGTCGTGCATTCTGGTGGGGGTGTCGTCAATATTGGTGCTGAGACATTGGGGATCTCCAGGGAGAAGACTGCCAAGATTTACAGGCTGATTACCAACAACAAAACCCTCATGTATGATTATGCTCCCAGAGTAATCCAGGATGAGAAGGGACACTACATCATAAACAATGTTCACATCGTGGCCACCTCAGTACAAACCGGACTTCGCTCTATAGACGATGATCATTTCAGGCGCTTTGTGATTTCCATTGCTGATGATCTATACAGTGCCCTCAATGTCAATTCGGATATTCATGTGGCCAAGGTACTCAATTACATAGAAGCTGAAGTATCTGGACAGATGGAGCCAGAAGGGGTCAGCTACGTCCTGGGGAATGGCATCACACCCGATGCACCCATTGTCACCCTGAGAACCAAACACCCCAAAAACTATTTCAGCTTTCCAGCTCTCAATGCCAAGCACAAAACCAACTGGAAAGGCCACCCCCTCTATACCACAGCGTACTGGAATAAAAAAGAGGCTGGATTACCCGCCCATGTCTGGGATGGTGACTACATGGATAACCCGGTTGAGATTGGTGAAATATTTGATCCTGATTGGATTCGAGGTGTAGCCATTAATACTATTCAAATCATTGGTGCTATCACGGCTCTTGATCCATCACGAGGAACTTCAGCTGCTGCATCATACAAAGCCATGACCACCCTGGGACGGGGCTCTGATGGCAAGGATTATGTTCTGGATATGTTCATGCGCAAAGAGGGCTGGCCACAGGTCTTTGATTACATCGATGCACTCCGCAATAACATACCCAACTGGATTACCCTCCTCTTTGAAAATGATTTTGCCCAATGGGACTATGCAGACAACTACTATAAGGACTGGTTGAAAAAGCACCAACCCATCCCCATTGTGTTATTCTCTGCCAAACAGCTCAAGGGCTCATTCGGTAATGGTAAGGAGGAACGCTGCTTAACGCTGGTTCACCCCCATCAAACCGGGAAGCTGCTTTATGCTGATGAGGTAATAAAAACCAAGGATTTTGAGCTGTTCAAAAAAGGGTATCTCTCATTCGGATCTCCGCACCCCCGCTTCCTGGATGGTTTGGACTCTGAAGCAACAGCACACCTGAAACTAAATGAATACATCAGCCTGAAAAATGGCAGTGGTTCATTCAAATCACAGAAGCAACGCAGATGGCCACGCAAACGCCTCATCTAAAACCAATCCGGGATGCACTGAAATCCCTGGGACAAAAAGCCCGGCTTGAGAAGCTGGGACTGGCTGCTGCTTTCCTCATCAAACAGCGTACAGCTGAGGGCAAGGATATCGATGGTAATGAGTTCCAGGACTACTCTGAAGGTCACGCTGTACGTCGGAGAAAAGAGAACCTGCCCACGCATCCAGTCAACCTGGAGTTCAATAACATTGATGGCATGATGCATGGCATTGATCACCTCGTGTCAAGGAGTTCCAGCAAAGTGGCCGTATATATCCGGGGCTCTCGCAACCGCAGGATCTCACGGTATCACAATATCATGGGAGCCGGTAAATCAAAAGTGAAGCGCCGGTTCTGGGGCTTGAATGATGGCGAACAAAGCAATGTTGCTGAGCTGGTCCAGCTGGATCTAAGTGAAGTATTAGGAGAAATCAAATGACCACTTTAGAAAAAATCAAACAAGACTTCCCCCTCTATATAAGCTACTTCGAGGGTGACGATGAAGCTGCTGTTGATGCCCTGGTGACAGCGGCGATTAACTCAGCCTTAAACAAGATGACCGCCTATGTGGTGGACTTAACTGAACCCCTGCTCACAGATCACCTCTATGAGATCCTGCTGGCCATTGTGAAAAAGATTGCCTTTGGTCGCAAGCATGATGATGCTGAATTTGAACACAAACCCCAGATCCTCAAAGACTATGATGATGCCATGAAACTCCTGGAACGCTACAAGGAAGGCGAGTTTGAATTTGATGCCACACCTGATGAGGATACAGATGATGAAAAGGATATCCGCATGACCGCCAAGGATAGCAAATTTGCAGGGGAGTGGTTCAATGGATAAGGCACAACTAGCTCTAGTCGCTCACATCGAAACCTTCAAAGATCAAACTACACCTAACCTTAAAACCGTGGCCACATATCGGGGAGAGGTGAAGGATGTTGTCAAACTTCGGAAAGAAAGCCCTGCCGCATACATCATGCTTATTGACGGGAATCCTGCTGCAATTGAAGAAAGCTATCAGTTTGATATCCTTACGTCAGTAGACAGCCAGATCTATGATCGTGAGGACAACACCAATTTAAGTCTTGCCGGTTCCCTGGCCAGACTCCTCAAAGCCAATCGGGCTTTCCAGGATACAGATGAAAATGATTGGGCATTTCTGCCAGAGGAAATCACTGCTGAGATGGTTGTCCAGGACCCCAAACATACCGTCATAGCAATCCACCTGGAGATCTTCAGGGGATAAAAAAACCCCACTCGAAGGTGGGGTTCTATTTCAATTCAAACCATAGAGGTTAGTCTGGCTCTTTGCATGCTTGTATAATTGCATCTAAAACCTTATCGATTACTCCGGGACCTAAATTTGGATCAATTGTTTGCTTATACCATAGCTGATTGCCAAAAGTCGCTGCCCGTAATTTATCACTAATGATAAATTCCAACCCCTCAGCAATCATCTGCTTTGCAATGGCTACGCCAAGAGAGGCTTCAAGCTCAATCAATTCTGCACTAGGATTAGCCAAAGATTTAAGACGAGCTTCGGCTTCGCGCTTAGCCAAAAAACATTGGGGAGGATGAAGAGTGATGCTTTCTCCAATGTTAGCAAGCGTAAAAATGGGTTGATTTGCATTCGTCTTAGTTCGTATTCCGGTTAAATACCCTATTGTGTAGATTTTCATATCTTACTCCTTAGTTATCAAGTCACAAAACCCGTACACGCAGCTATTATACATATTTAAAGTCTGTCCAGTGAATAATTTTACCTGAAAAATCCTGGTTGAACCAATCGAAAAACTCAGCTAGTGTTTCAAAGCCATCATTTCTTGCTAGCTCCCACACCTCATGGTTTTTTAGGGGAGAGTTATCAACATAGACTTGTGGGATTATGGGCTCATCAACATAGACTATCCGAATTGCTTGTGTACTCAGGCAGCGTCCCATCATAAAATTATAATACCTGGAAGACCTAACTCCAGTGGCAAAATGTATCTTCATGCCAAGCTTCCATCTGTTGTGAGAATCCTCTCTAATCGTATGAATCTTTGTACCCTTTTTGATAGGCTCTACAAATTTCTTGTTAAATCCAAGTATCATAATACCTCCAGCCCTGCTTTAGTCCACCCTTGTATCCAGAACCAATACCAGGTGCCATTCCTTTAACTATAGCCATTCATCAGCTAAAATTTTAATAATGTTTCTTGCCAGGCAGCCGATTTCTTTCATATCTCTTGTATGAGGTTTTATTTTTCTATATGCTATATCCTCATACTTTTGCGCAAGTTTAGATATTTCTGAGGCATGGCCTAAATTACGGTTCACAGCCGCCTGGACTTCCTCTTGGGACCCACACATATCACACATATTTTCCCCTTCCATCTTTATTTACGGTTTATAAAACGGATCTGGCAGCCAATCATGAATACAATTCCAACCTCCGGCATAAAGCTCAACCGGTTCTCTGTTGCCATTCCGCATGGCCTGGATCTGAGCTAGCGTGTAGTGTTTGTTCAGATGCTTACGACAAAAGTCTCTGATAGAGTCACGCTTGATTCCTACATACTTATACCAATCAACTCCAGCACGTTTGGCTTTCTCCACCAGGGCGGATCTGCTCACGGCTTTGACCTGAGTCCTGGCTATGGTGTTGGCATAGTGCTTCGCCTGTTTATCAATTTTGGAAATCTCTTTGGCAACCGTTCTCCAGGTCCCATTGTTCTTCTGACCTTTGGCCACAGCCCTGGCAATCTTCTTCACAGTTTCACGCTCATAGTCACCCAGATAGCCCCTGGCCACTTTACCAACTCCAGCTAACCTGGCACTGTCCATGGACATCTCAGGACCCATATCAGCCCAATGAGTATTCACCACATCAAGCACATCATCATAGGCTTGTGTGGTCTCATTCCAGAACTTGGACATCTCTTCTTTTAAATAGGGTTTAATGGCCTTTTTAATGGCCTTTAAATCAGCATCAGAGAAGGCGTTCTCTTTGAGCAATTGTACGATTTGAAATTTGAATTGATCGTAGTGATCATCGATGGCCAGACCGTTCAGAACTTCAGCAACGGCCTTGAGATAGTCTTCACCCATTGCTAAACTTCAGCTCAGCCTGCTTGGTGGGCTTACGAACTCCATCACCTACTGGGTGAGAGTATGCTTCATAAGTGTAAAATCGAAAACCACACTGCATACAAACATAGCGCCTGACATCTGTGGTGTCGTAGGACTTCTTTCCACCGAGGTTTTTGAGTGGTTTCACAAATTCCTCAGAGGGTTTGAATCCAATATTTTTACAATTCGGACAATTCATTTTCCTGCGATAGCCCTCATGCCACTGATCACTTTGCTGGCCTCATCACCACTCAGATCCTGGACTGGTTTATGGGTGCTAGTTTGTTTAAAGATGAAGCCACGAATCCAGGGAGCATCTCGGTGCAGGATCTTGTAACCGTATTTGTAGATTTCCCCCTGCTGCTTTTCCGATAAACGGAAATGCTCCGTGACTTCTTCTTTTAATCGATCTCGAACTGTAATAAGTTCAGGAACCCCCAGCTCGGACCAGGAAGCCACACCATGCTCTTGACACGAGATCTCACTCAGAAGTTGGTGATCCATGTCGAGCTGAGCGGCGAGAGCGTGACACGCCCGGTTCAAGCTTGTCCATCTTGGGGTTCTATTCTGCACTAGAGATTCGAGAAATTCAGGTTGATGTTCTTGAACTTACCAGACTCATCATCTCGTTCCAGGACACGAATGTATGTAGCTGAAGTCGTGACCACATAAGCCTCGTTCAGAATATCCATAGCCCGGTTCCATTCCTTATTCCTGAAGGATAATTTCCTGAGACCCAGGATAGCCTGGTGATTCACCTTGCCAGACTGGTTGACATTGAAGGCTTGATCAATCACAGCAACAACTTTGGGATCTGCACCTTCAGACCACTTCACCAAACATTCATCAATCAGGCTCTTGGCTGTACCCAGAAGCTCGTTGAATGTTTTGTTCTGCTGGATGGTTCGTTGTACCTGGACATCTCCACTAAAACTGGTCAGTGTGAGATTGCCACCGGTAGCTGCTTTCACATCGTACTTCTCAGCAACATGTCCTTCGTATTTTGCAAGCTCATTGAATAGATCCTGCTTTACCTGGAGCATTCTCTTTTCAAGGGATCTTACCTTGTTGATGCACCGGGTCACAACGACATCACGCTTTTTGTCCAGGGCTTTCAGATACTTCGGTGGGATGGCATTACCCTGTGGATCTAGCCAGTCCCCTTTATCGTTTTTCCTTGCCATGCTTGGCCTCCTAATCTGCGTAGATCATGAAGCGACCTACATCCTTTAAAAATGGGATTGTGATATCTTGTTTATTTGCGCTGGCTGTCCTGATTGCCATCTTCAATAGCTTAGATACTTTTCTGAAAGACCCGCCCCAGTGATCCATGTTGACGACTTCCCAGAGGTAATTGTGGATCTTCTCATCTTTAATTTTAAAACTCTGGGCAATGAGACAAACATCCTCAAATTCTGGTGGGGATACGATCAGTTTCACACCGAGACGACTGGTGATCTGAGCAAAGTATTCGGCTTCCTTACCCATCATCCTGCGGTGCATGCTGGGCTGACCAATATAGACCACACCTATTCCTGCCTGGTCATGCAATGATCTCACAATCTCCAGGCTGTCATTGGCCAGGAACTGGGCTTCATCAATAATGACAAGACGATCACTGCCCTGGAGGACTTTGGTAATCAATTGAAATTGACGATATCCAGTGAGGTGTGAAGCCATGCCCAGGTGTTGAGCAACACTCACAATGATGGCTGTCTTGGTGAAACCCTTGAACGCCGTCATCAGGATTACATCGGGATGTTCATTTTGATATTCAACTGCAGTGATTGATTTGCCAAGGCCTGGGCTTCCATAGATGGCTCCCATGTCCTGGTGTGTGTGACAATAGTTGAATACCTCAGTGATATTCTTAGCCTGAGCGGTTCTCACAAAACTCTCCTGGACCCGGTAGGTCTGCCTGGTGAATTCACGAGAGAGAAAGCTCTGCATTCTGAGCTCAAGTTTCTCAACATCTCCGGGATATTTATCATTGATCCATTGGCTTAAAGCCGTGGCCGAAGCACCCACTGATCGTGCAACTTCAGCCTGTGATTTGTCTGAATTCTCCATGTATTCATTGAATAATACTCGGACTGTTTTGCCCATTAGTTTACTCCTTTTGATTGATCGGAAAATGACATGGATTCAAGACTGACTTCAGGCATCAATCGTGTCATTTCTTCATAGTGTTGGCGGGTTACTTCACGGCGAATTTTCTTGCGCTCTGCGACCTTGGCGAACGCTTCAGCATCTGCCTCAGTAGGATGGTTCTTACCCAGCATGGGAGCACCACATACAAAGCGATCTTTGGAATCATAGATATACAGCTTATCAGGTTCACCGATCTCATTGGATTGAGCAGGATCGTAGCGGATGATTACTTGTTGACCCTCCATGTTTTTAGCCAGGAGATGATCATTGAAATAGTAGTTCTTATGGAAGTAAACGCCGTTGCTGTGAACCTTGTAGGTCCTGCCCTCTACCCGCATCATGAGGAGAGTGAGATCTCGTTCATCCACCATGTTCTCCCAGGTGTTGAAAATCTCCTGGTCAAATCCTATATCGAATGCAGCATCCGGGGTCATCTCGGATGCATTGAGCTGCTGGTTGAGACCACGGTGATCGTGGGCGTTGTACTTCTCAAACATGATATCCACGACATCATTGACATCTTCCCAGCGCAGTATCCTGGATTGATCATAGATCTTCTTCTGGCCCCTTACCTTGACACCAGAACTCATGTATTCAGGTCGGTCCCCAACACAGGCTCCTGCATAGCCATAATCGATCTTTCTAGCCAGGTTATGGAGGAAGTTGTGTGCAGGTTCAATGGGCTTGGCTTTGGCGTTGTAGGGGGTGGCAAAGATGGGTTCGATGTGGAGGGATTGGAAGATTCCACGGATCATGGTTTCATCCAGGATGATCTCCATTTTCGAGGCTCGTTTCCCTTCAGCATTCACACCCATCAAGGACTTGGATTTGTAATCTTTTCCATTATCCACATAAGCAGAATTCGGAGTGCCATACCTCTTAATTGTATGCAGCAGCGAAAGTGCAATAGTGTCCTGATTCGGCTTGGTTGTAACGACCCAGGATAAACCTTTTCTACTATGGCCATCCATCCACCAGGTCACCCAGGGACGGACCATTTTGCCATTGCGATATACAAAGAAGTTCAGCTCGACATGATCACTGAAAATCACATCCATGGGTTTAACCTGGTTCCAGTCCCGGATATGAAAAGGATTACTATCTGCAAAAGCTTTTGAGCCTTTGCGATAGAGGGTTTTCACAGTCTCTGGGATATTATTGTACTCACGTAGAAAGGTGGCATAACTGACTGGCTGCTGTTCCAGGGAAGCACAGAATTTCATATACTCATCACGGTAAATGGTGAGGAGTTTGGGTTGGTGCTGAGTCAGTGCTGTAGCATAGAGAAGGCGCTTATGATCTTCATCCATGATGCTGGCACCACCCCGGCGTTCAGAGGTGCGATCTGCCAGACCAGCAAGCCCTTCATGTGTGAAGGCTTTGTTCCAACGTGAATAAGTGGCAGCTGAGATCCCGACTTCTTTTTGAGCGTCTCTGGCTGGAAGGCCATTGCTTCTCAAAGTCTGATATTGGCGAAGTATATCCGCACGTTCTGTGGCGATCCGGCGTTGGCGTTCATCCAAGTTGATCAAAGATGTCATTCTGGGCTTCCCTGTATAATAACGATATCAGATTCTGGAGCATGAATGCGTGTCAGGCTTTGCTCTGTGGCGCTTAGGTAGTCACCCATGAAAGCATCAGCGACACTCCTGGGAACTCTCCTCAGAATCTCTTCAGTTGAATAGTTATCCTGGACAAACTTCACGACTTCTGCGCGAACCTGATCCGGGTTTTCGTTTTCTGCGATATGATGAAATCGGTTCATGTGCGGCCTCCAAGTATGGCACTCTTGAGATCGGCAAGCTCTCTCTGCAATTGATAGATGCGGGCTTGATTGAAATCCGGTGCCAGATTCCACTCAACAATCAAATCTAGGATTTCTTCTTTTGTATGCTTTTTCATTGCCGCGCGCCATTCCTCGCCATACGGTATATAGACGACCTTCCCTTTGGGGGACCGTAGCATTTCCGCTTCTTCCATATCCTGCATTTTTGCCATGTTCATACCCATTATGACACCTGCACTTTCTGAGATTTATGTGCTGCTTTTTCCAGTTGGTTAATCCGTGTTTGGACGACCCTGGCTTTGGATGTGAATCCCTGATCCAGACAATAGGCTTTCAGCCTGGCCAGGTAACTCTGGTCAGCTCGATGTGGCAGGGAGGCTTTCAAATAACCCACTGAAGTATGGGCATCACTCCTGATCATCTTTTCGTCTGAGATGCGAGTCATCATACACCCAACTCTTTCAGGCTTTGCCTTCTTGGATTTGAGACGAGCTTCACAAAGTGCTTATAGCAAAATCGAGGGGTGTTGGCCTTTCGTTCCACCAGGTTCTTTTTAAGGCGTTTTGAACAGCCCCGGTGCGTACATTTAACTGAGGATAACTCATCGTATCTGTAGGGCTTTTTCATTGGGATACCACCACAGGCTGGGGTGGTATATGCCGGTCAAGGATTCCTGAGATATGCTCCAGGGTTGGCATTTCATCAGCTTGAAACATCTCCTTCAAATCATCGGTGATTGCTTCAGCTGCTGCCAGCTTTGGATCTACTTCATGAGGGCTTTCACTAATCTCAAGCTCATCCTCAAAGTGATCAAAAGAAGGTTGAAAATTTGGCCATTCCAGGATGATTCGTTTCCAATCCCAATCTAGTGAGGAGGGAGTAACTCCCAGGGCATAAATGCGGATACTGCGTTTCACGCCACCAACAACAAATTTGTGCTCCTTGTTGATGACAGGCCATCCTAGCTCATGCAGCTCTCTCACTCTACGGCCAGCACTATCACCGCCAATGATGGGACCACGCAAAGCATACAGGGGCAACCATCCGCCTGAGATCCAGGCACCACTATGATTGTAAGATGCCAAATTGAATTTTCCGTTCTGGCGACGCCCCTGGTACAGTGTATAGAGGATCTTCTGTTTGGTGTACTTCAGTTCTCCAAAGGGTGTTTTCATGTTGGATACTCCGTATTTTTTAGTTGACCGTCTGGATTGATGACTTCCCAACCCACAGCCAGCTCGTGATTAAAATGCTTTTGAAGATTCGTTTTGGAACGCCTGGCAGCCGCCTCACTTTTTACAGGATTTGTAAATTTGGTTTTGTCTTCGATGCGATAGACAAAGAACCGGCGCTTTGGTGTTTTGTGTCTCAATTGATTCCCAATTCTTTTGCTTTATTCATGAGGGATTGGAAACGAATTTTCTCAGCCCGGATGACTGGATCATCTTCACTGTCAGGGGATTGCGCGAGGTATTCCAGAATGGCACCCAGACCATCATTCAAATTCCTGAACGACAGTGCCCTTGCTTCAGGTTTTCCCAGTGCTTCTAAATCTTTAATTTTGACCTGAGCCCGTTCCACCTGGGTATTCATTTCGATCATGCGTGATTCGATCAGCTCGGTGTGGCGTTTAGCTTGATCACGCTCTTCAATAATCTTGACCTTCTCCCGGATCTCAGGCTCGTTCAGCTTGTCCTCCAGGCGAATCATTTCTTTATAGATACCCCGAACTACCTCACGTACATTTTCACTGGATTGGATACTGGGATCTGAGACAATGACAAGCGCCTGGTCACGGAGTTCTTCTGGAAGAGATTCTATTTGTCTTTGCAGGGATACCGGTACACCCATCTGCTCAAACATTTGGAGCAATTCGGGTCCAACCTTTTTCATGTGTGCGATTTGATTCATGACAGTTTTGTAATTCAAACCTGCATCTTCGATATATTCTTTGAATGATGTGTGGCTTGTATTGATATCAAGTGATTTCTCACCTTTAAATGCTGCCTGAACCCTGGCTAATTCGATGGTTATTGCGGCACCACCCAGTTGAATCATGCGACGATTCTGTTTTATGGCGCCAAATACTTCAGCAGTGCTCTCCATGCTGTCATTTTTCCCCCGGGTGAATACACCCGATTCAATATTATCAACAACTTGCGTTTTACTTTTTCCCCCAGAGGGAATTATTTCAGCTTTTTTTGTCATGATTTTTCCTCAAACACATTGAGCTGATTACCATTCTGAATCCGCTTCTGTATGCCGATACTCATTTGGGTAATTTCTGTGAGCTTGGAGACACAAAGACCCATGGTCTCTTGACTGGGATTCGCAAAGTGTTGAAGCATTGCTCCCACCGTATCATTGGCTAATTGCTGATAGTCAGCAAGGACCTGACTTTCTTCCTTCTTGTTCTTTGGTACTCGTGGGATCTTGATTGATAAACGACCCACTCTCT